GGGGAACTTTTCTTTGGTCTCAGGAGCGACTAACGGGGCAGCATATGGTCTTAAGCTGTCGTTATGTGGCGTCGTTCCCTCGTGCTTCTTTCATACGTTGTTCAAGTGTATAGGTGCACGGTACCTAAATTTGGCCTAAATTTATTTTAGCGCCCAACCAATCTTTGGCGCGGTCGCCAAGCCAGTCCCACGATGGTTTAATAAGCGGCTTGACATTATCATACAGTTTCCCAACATAGGGTAGACTGCTAAGGGTGTTGTCGATGAAAGTGCCCAACCAGCCCCAATCGTTATAACAGGAGGGGTAAGCGTGGCTCATCTTATTGCGCGCTCTGAAAGCCGTTTCAAGCGCTAATTCATCGTCGTCCGGTTCTTGCCTGGTGAAGTTGGCAATTTCTGAGCCGGGTGCTGGTATTAATTGAAGCACCGAGCGATGTTTGATCTTGATGCTACAATTTGGGCTCACGTCCTCGAACCACGTGACAGACATATTCCAGACGTCCAAGGCTGTGTCGATGATCTTCATGTCGCCTTCGAACCAGTTCTCGAGGTGCCCCGGATCGTCGGATTGACTATGCACGAATTGCACATTGCGGTCGTAGTCCATTTGATATTTAATGTCACGACCAGAGTTGTAGATCGGCACATAGGCACCGTCAACCGCCTTAGACGTGTAAGCATTATGGAAGCATTCGACGAGTGTGGATGGGGAGATGTTGGTGACGCGCATACCCCAAGTGGCCTGGGCAGCTACGGAAGTCACTTCGGTGTTCAGTTTGGGTCCGATGGGGTCAAGGCTGGCGCTAGATATGACATCCTTGCGGTCGTAACATTGCACCATAGGTGCGGTGAACTGAGCGGAGGTAACGAACCCTTGTTCCTCCAGCTTGGGCACAGTATAAATAAACGTGTTGCCTCGAGCCACTAACCTGTATCCCATCGAGGATTCAGCGTGGCGATTTATATTGGTCAGTTTAATGAGGGATTCCAAATAAGCTATGGGCTTAGATTTGTTGTAAGTCCCATCCTCATTATAAGCACGGTAGTGAGGGAAAGCGAAAGTAAGTTTCTTCTGATCGTCAAAGGCTGAAACCTTAAACGAGGTAGGGGTATCCTTATAGATGCGCACGATGATCACGTTCTGCAACAACGGCGGTTGCAGGAATAGCAACGTAATGTTGCTATTGAAGAATTGGTCATATTGCTCACCAGTAGGATTATCTGTAGTGCCAGAGAGAGTAATATTGGCCCGTGCAGGCTTAGCAAAATGGAAGTCCTCTCGGTAATCACCGAGAACGCTTCTAGAAGCAGAGCCGTCAGGGTAACCAACAATGCCAGGATCGTCTCTCGCCATCGGATTGAGGTACAGACGCAGCCAAGAGCGGCCCGCAGGAGTGAGCAAGCTCCGGCGACTGCGTCTGGCGAGTCGTTTGACGGCATTGGCAGATGGCGGGGCGTTGGGTTTAGAGACGGTGGTGACGGTCTCTTGCACCGTGGTGTTCGGGGCAACTGCAGTCCTTCTCCTTCTGCGACGTTGGTTTCGGGTTTTCACGACGGTCGTTTTTGTTGTTTGCATTTTTCACGAAAACGTGGTAAACGCTGGATCCTTTCGTGAAATGTTCTCTCGCGTTCTTTAAAGCTGTGAGATAAAACTCTAGAGTGGTTATTCGTTTGTCGAGTGATTCTATAGAATCAAATTCGTGGACAAAACCTGGTTCAATATTTATACCCTCTAGATGAGACATAGCGAGAAAATAAAACCGATGATGATAAGCGAATCCAAAACTAATTTAACGATCAAAAGCTTCTTCATTTCAATGGTTATACCCTCTAATTGACCTCGTGCAGGGTGGTGTCGATGAAATCCACCAAGCTGCTATACTTTATTTCCCCAGCTGAAAAACTGGAGAGAAAGTCCGCTTGTGCCTGCATAGTGCACTCAGGTAGCTCATAGTGCATTGCATTTAGCATTACCGCTCTACGCTGACTCTCAACACAACTCATGTTCTTTATTAGGTCGCCTACAGCCATTTTGTACTCCTCGTACTCCTTCTCCGTCTTATAGGACCTGGTTGTGACTTTGGCTGCAATGCGAGGTAAATTAACAGCACACCCATGTGGTGTTAGTATCATATTGGTAAACTCGGCCGTTTTACCTGTCTTGACCTTAAAACTGTAGCCATTAGAACCGTTCAGGTCACGCATCCGGTCCTGGTCAAGGAGTATCTTTTCACCGGCTATCACGGAGTCGTCACCTTTCACAACGACCAGAAGTTCTCGCCAGTTGGGTATCATCGACAACAATACGGAAGAGTTGAATAAGGTGTTGCCTATCAACGTATCTACCCTGCCGGAATCCTTCTTATTGAGCACGCTAAGCGCACCAATATTAGCTGCCACGTATCTTTGATACATCATGGCTTTAAACAGGGTCACTAATCTTGGTGGACATCCCAGTTGTAACATGACGCAACAGAACAACTCGTGTTCTAAGTTGTTTTGCGAGCTGTCGAATTCGGCCCAATCGTTCTCAAAGAATTCGGTGACGTTCTTAGCGACGCAAAGGGAGTCGAGGACCCTAATGATGTCGTTGTCGTCTTGTCCGCTGGCGAAAATGATTTGCTTGGAGGCGTAGAACAGTTTCTCGAGCCACCTGCACCAAACGCACATCGAGAAGTTCAACGTTTTTGTCCAAGCAGCAATACCTTGACCAGCTTTATCTCTCTTCAGAGGGTCTGCACTAAGACAGACCTTCTGCTGCCTTTTCATATTGAACTCTATTTTGCTGGCTCCTTGATCAGTCCAGCAATCCACATCTTTCAGGTCATCTAAGGTATGGCCACGGTTTTGGAAAGTTTTCATGGCTTCCGCTAAAAGCTGGTTCTTTTCATCCAAAGTGGGAGATCGGAATTCAATAAAGTCACGCACTATCGCCATTAAACATTTGATTTCTTTTTTGAGAACGTCCCGCCCGCAGTTTTTGGTTTTCTTTGAGTATCTGCTGAGCAGGGTGTGTAGCGTTTTCTGCTTACGGTCTGAATCAGTTCTGAACACCCGTTGCGAGTGTGGGAATCGCTTAACGGATTTTGCACGGGCTGGCACAGGGTCCTTGACTTCGGTGATGCCGATCTTACCTTTTGCTCCACCCTTGTATTCACAATCATTCTTCTCCACGGCTTGGTATTCATGTACCTCGTTCGAGATGGGGCAGATGAGATTGTTAACCTCCGCAACGGCGTCCGACTCCACTATTGCCAACGGGGCCTGAACTTGCGCCAAATTCACGCTTTCACAAGAATAAAATCTCTCAACCTCCATTGGGGTGAAGTCCGGTAAGGCAACACCAGTGCATTCGGTGATAATGTCCAACTCCAAATTGTTATTGAGCTCCGTCATTATCACACCGAATTCTTGCTTCGGGTCTATTATGTACAGGTTATTGGTGTGCCTAGTTAGGGCGACGACAACGTGGGCCGGCGATCTGCGTAGGAGGGTCCTCTCCGCTTGTGTACCTCCGTAATGTAATATGACGGACGGAAAGGTATTGCCCTGAGCTTCGTGGACAGTGATCGCATGGTAAGCGCTCAGTCTGCTTTTCATGCTTTGTGTGAAGGTGAGATGCGCCCCGTTCATCATATCGGTGACACTATCGCAATAATTAATAGATGGTTTATTATTTTTCGATCTGGTGACTAGATCAGGGTAAATACTCTTCATTATGGGCAGGGCGGAAATGTCGGCGGGGATTCGATAGGAGACGTTCAACCACTTGTACGAAATCTTACCTTTCAGGGAGCATAATGTGGTGCATTCGCCCCAAGCACCTGTAAAGTCAATGAAAGCTATCTGTGCCGGGTCGCCCATCAAAGTCAACTTTCTCGTAAAATTGGAGATGAACGCAATGACCGGGAGAGGTTGTGTAAAGCATTCGTCCAGCACGACGTGATCCGCAGTGAACCTACCGCTCTGTAAGAGCCACAACCCTTTATGCACTGTCTCGGCTCTGGACGGTGTCTTGATCTTGGAGCGGAAAGCGCTTACGAGAACATTAGTAGGTGCTAGATAAAGCACTCTATCATTCGGATTTATTTCCGCTAAGAGGCTGTTGGTTTTTCCGGCACCGGGAACACCGAAAACGCCTCTGATGTTGCAGTCGCGGGATACTTTGGTCAGGTATTGTTGCCCGTTAACGCAAGCGGAGTGGGCGTTTTCGAGGGTAGTTTTCAGTGTCTTGATGCCATTCATCTCGGCTTCATTGATACCGTTCATCAGTTCTCTGATATATATATCGGCCTGATGTTCTTCGGCTATGGCGTTTTCCACATCCTTCGGAAAACTTGCACACCCTTTCACAGATCTTTCCTGGGTTGCACCACCGACCGCTTTATACACCACCGGGACCTCGCAGACAACAGTGTAGTTTATGCTCTCACGCCTACACACGTCATTCAAAGCGTCAATACGGGATTTCAAAGCGTATAACAGATTTTGGTGGGATAGGTTATCTTTATTCCACAATCCCGAACCGACAAAAGGGGCTTCAATGTCTTTGACGCCCAACGTCGACACGATTTTGGTCAAGACGTCGTAATACTGTTCGGCGTTGTCGCATATGATGTTAAGCACGTTGGACCCTTTCACGTTGTTAGTGATGCAGTATTCGAGGCCCCGTCTCCTCGCTTCAGTGAGAGTGCGCATGTAGTCGTTCGGGCCTAGTTTATTAGCGTCGCACACTGAGCGCGCGAACCCGGCATAAGCGCCGGTAATGCCCCCGGTGTTAGGGTTCTTGCGCCATACCGCGTGTGCGACCATCTTAACATGGTCGTAAAGTCCTATGGAGCCTGTGGTAAAACTAACACCGGTGTGGCCCCCTTCCAATTTATAGGCCACCAAATGCGCCTCAGTTATGGTCACATCAGCTTCCGCTATCATGTAATAGTGGCCGCGATCCCCATCATCTACCACTAACGCTATGTTCGGTCTTGCGTTAGCGTCATCGGTGTGTAAGGCGTCCTGGTATCTGCCGTTAACCTTGTGTCTCACTAAGACCCCAAAATGCTCGCCCAATCTCACGCACAGCTGTATGTAGTCGGTGAAATCAACCCATTCGCTCGGCAAAGACTTATACGGTTCTTTATCGATCTTCAACTCCTCCAGCACGCGCCAGAAGCAATCCCCGTTGCCTCCGCAATTTATCAATTGCCCTTTGACGGGCACACCACTATTCGCTTCCCTCAGTGACACGACTTCAGGTAGCACGTTGCCAAGCAAGTAGGGATAGTTGACTTCGCTGACCTCACGGTCAGTGTTGATATTGACCTCGTTGGTTAATTCCTGCAGGTATTCGAGGCTCAAGTCAGCGAAAACATTGGTGCGGTCCTTGCAAGTTATTATAGGCAGGCCCATCATAGGATCTTGCTCGGTTGCGAAGCAGCAAAACAAGTTCTTAATGTGTTTCATCCACGATTTTTTCGTGTACAAACCTTTGATTTGAAACTCGGCTGACTTGATGACTGCCTCCGATCTAAGGAATTGCAACCTGGCCAGCACGTACACACTGGTGACGACTCTTTCAAATTCCCCCAGGCTGATGTCCCACGCCTGGTCTATGACCGTTTCTCCTAAAGTGACGGATCTCAGGTTAGCTCTCGCGTATGCCATGGCCACTCGCAGGGTCAACATCTTCGGCTCACGGCTAATGAGGTAGGTGTAAAGTGTCTCCACTTTCTTTCTATCGGTCCAGATGACCGGTTTAAAGTCGACATCATAATTTTCGGCCGCTAACGCGTGTATGTCGGGCACTGCGATGACATCTAAGTTATTGAAGCATATTTGATGGAATAAAACGCAGTCTAACTCTACCCTGGAGAGCTTCAGGGTATATTGGGATGCGTAGTTGGTAATTCTCTCGATGGAGATACCAAAGCCGTGTCTGGTGTTAAAACCTCCTCTCGTGAGGTAAAACAAAAGGTTGGCATAGTCGTGTTCGTATTGTATACTCTCATCGCCCGGGAACCCCATGACCACTGATACTCCCCTCAACTTGTCTTGCAATGCGTTGTAATCCATGCGAGAGAACCGCTCTATGTCTTCGGAATAGGATTTACTAGCGAAATTGGGTGTTAAGCGTTTGAAGAATTTCTGAATCACGTTCCTTTTGTCGACCACTCTAAAAGTAATGTGGTTCTTCGCGTCGACGTATCTGTCGGTCTTGAGCATGGCGGGCGTCATGTGCAGGAAGGCCAACATCTCAAGGGTGCCATGGTTTTCAAAGCCATCGGCTAATTCATTTGGGTCTATATCGTAAAGCGAGTGCACCGAGAAAGCAAAAGGTGCCTCGTATCCGCAATTGCCGAATCCCTGGTTACACAAATAGTCGGTTTGCACCCCGGATGCGGCTAATTGCACAGCTTCGTAATATTTACGATTGTTAATAGTCCTCACGTATTTACTGGCAGCGGCCTCCCTATACCTGATAATATCCCTAGCGCTGATTTTACAGCAGCCGTGAAACTGACCACTGGCTCCTTTGGTCACTCTCGCTAGTTGGGACAAATTAGGCCCAACTTCTATTATCGGTCTATGATTCTCCACGTATTTCGCCGCTTGGTGGTAGGCAAAGCGCTGGCAAACTGCTGCCATGGCGTGTTTAGGGGCTGGGTCGACGCCAAACACAAACTGATGAGGGGCAAATATCCGTTCAACAGTCCTCTCTGTCAGGTCATCGACAGCGAAATTCACGTGGACAGCATTCTTAAGCAAGGCTTTGTAGGCCTCAGCTCGCTTTCTCTCTTTAATTTCTTTGATCAAAACGTTACCCGTCGACATGTTGTACTGGGCGGATTACTA